TCTAATATATATTCAGGAACAAACAATGATTTAAATCAGTTTTCTGATATAACTCTAGTTACAAATACAAACAAAAATATACCAAACAAATTCTTTAGATTCCATGATTGCTTTCCAATCAATCTAGGTGGAATTGAACTAGAATCTGGTGCAGATGCAGAACCAGTTGTTGCTACTGTATCGTTTAGATTTACGTATTACGAAATAAAAACTACTTCATAAATACTACAAACTGTAGTATAATAGTATATTATGACTTTAGATGAAATTAAAGAAATGTGGTCCAAAGATTGTGTCATCGATGATATCGAACTAGACAAGTCTTCATTAGAAGTACCAAAATTACACGCAAAGTATTCAGAGTTACTTACTGATAATGTTATTAAGTTAAAGAACTTAGAATTCAAACGTAGTCTTTTAATGAAAGATAAATGGTTATGGTACAATGGTAAAATGGACGAAGCACTTATTAAAGAGTTGGGTTGGAACGATGACCCATTTGATGGTATAAAGATTATGAAAAACGACATGTCTGTTTTTTATGATGCAGACCCAGACTTACAAAAACTCAAAGCACAAATAGAATACACAAGAGAAGTTATAGAGTTTATCAGACGTTGTATGGAAAATGTGACTTGGAGACATCAAACAATTAAAAACACTATTGAGTGGAAAAAATTCATGGCAGGTTTATAATGATTACAACTAATTCGGTTTGGATATATCCAGAATACTTTACACCACAAGAAGTTAATCAGATTCATGCTGTCGCAAGTAAGTATAAATTAGAAGAAAGTATGATAGGATTAAATTCTGAAGACCCAGACGACAGAAGTCGGCACGGACTTGGTAATCTAGACAGCAGAATTAGACAATCTAAGAATGTTTGGTTAGCACCTGAAATAATGCCTGGTGAACTAGAACAAAAACTGATTGATGGTATCAATATGGCAAATATGGAAGCAGGTTGGAATTTGCATTGGGATTGGCAAGAGAGACATCAATATACAACATACGAATATAGACCTGATGCACCAGTTACAGGAGACTTTTACACATGGCACACAGATTCAGGTGATAGGCCACAATCAGAAGGTGGACGAATCAGAAAACTCTCTTCAACTGTACAGTTATCAGACCCTGAGGATTATGAAGGTGGAGATTTTGATTATATTGAATGTCATGGAATATTTGATAGATTAGATATCTATGATACCGTAATTGATATTGGTAATTTTAAAAAGTCAGTGCCATTTAGTGCAAAGGCAAAAGGGACACTTATTGTGTTTCCTTCAGACACATATCATCAAGTTACACCAGTCACGAGAGGAGTTAGAAAATCACTAGTTAGTTGGTTTCATGGCAATCCATATGTCTAATACTGTTAGAGTTTTTAAACTCAACGAAGTTTTTATGAGAGTTGATTGCGATGACGGACTTGCAAGAGATTTATTCGACTTCTTTTCATTCTCAGTTCCAAATGCAAAGTTCATGCCCTCAGTCAAGAATCGATATTGGGATGGCAAAGTCAGACTCTTTTCAATCAAAACAAATAAAATCTATATCGGTCTTTTACCATACGTAGATGAGTTCTGTAGAGAACGTGGATATAACTTCGAAGGCATACATGATGTTATTGGTGATAAGACAAGAATAACAGACGAAGATGTAGAATTCTTTGTTAATGGTGATGATTTAATACCTGGTCTAGGACTACCATTTCAACCAAGAGACTATCAAATAGATGCTTTCAAAACTGCTGTACAGTATGGCAGACAACTGCTCTTATCTCCTACTGCTAGTGGTAAATCACTTATTATATATATGTTATGTAGATGGTTTGAAGGCGAAATGTCTCTCTTTAACTGCAAAACTGTTATCATTGTCCCTACTACTTCGTTAGTAGAGCAAATGGCGAAAGACTTCGAAGAGTATGGTTACAATGAAAAGATTTGTAAAATTTATTCGGGTCAACCTGTATTTGATTCGGATATCACCATCACTACATGGCAGTCATTTGCTAAAGCTCCTAAAGATGTCATGGAAAGTTTCGATGTTGTCATCGGAGACGAAGCACACTTATTCAAAGCACAAACATTAAAAGGCATCTTAGAAAAGATGAAGAACACTGGTATCAGAATTGGTACTACAGGTACACTTGACGGTTCTGAATGTCACAGACTTCAACTCGAAGGTTTGTTTGGTCCTGTCAAAAAGGTTATATCAACTTCTCAACTCATGGAAGAAGGAACAGTTGCAAATCTATCTATCGATTGTATCATACTTCGTCATACTAAACAAAAGAAAATGACTTATCAAGAAGAGATGGATTACTTGGTGTCGAATGATAGTAGAAACACTTTTATAACAAATCTAGTCGTAAGTCTTAAAGGCAATACACTTGTCCTATTTCAATACGTAGAGAAACATGGTGAGGTATTATATCCTATGTTAGATGGCAGAGTCAAAGACTTACATTATGTCTATGGTGGTACAGACACTGAAGACAGAGAAAAAGTCAGAGAAGTGGTAGAGCAATCTAACGATAGTGTCATACTAGCATCATACGGAACTTTCTCTACAGGTGTTAATATTAAGAAAATAGATAACATTGTTTTTGCAAGTCCTTCTAAATCAAGAATACGTAATCTACAATCTATTGGTAGAGGTCTACGTAAAGCAGAGGGCAAAGATAGTATGAGATTATTTGATATTGCAGACAACCTACAATGTGATAACTACACGTTAGAACATTTAAAAGAACGTATAAACATTTATAGTGAAGAAGGTTTCAACTACGAAATCAAAGAATTTGACTTATAAATACTTATATGGCAAGACCAATGGATTTAACTCCAAAAAAATACGAAGTAATTAAAACTCGAACAGGTGCTGAAATCATGGGTATGACTCGTGATACAGGTAAAGGTTTAGAGGTTACTTTACCAATGATATGTCATTTGACAGTTTTACCGAATACTCAGACTACTAAATGTGTATTCTATCCTTATATTCCTCTATCTTCAGATGAAACTGTATTGTTTCCCTATGACCATATTGCACATCGTAGTTCAGTAAATGAGCAATTCATTTCTTTATATGACGATGCTTCAGCAAATTGGTTTAAAATGATTGAGAACAAAACTATACCATTAGCAGACACAAAAAGTGAAAAGGACTTTGAGCAAAGAGTTAGAGATACAATTCAAAACATTCTTGCAACAGAAGAGCAGTTGTACGAAGATGAGTTAAGTGAATTAGAAGAAGAGTTAAGTCTTTCCAAAAAAACCATTCATTAGATTTTATTTTTACTAAATAGATTGCGTAACATATAGATGTATGTTATAATGTGTTATAATTATAATTAATAAAGGAAAACCATGACCACAGCAATATATTTTGCGAAGAGCATGGTGCGAAAAACGAGAGAAATTAACCATGACATTCGTCCTCTAAAACGAATCGCAGTTGAAACTATTGAATTTCTAGTACTGATGACTCTTCCATTTTTAGTACCAATTACAGTAATGTATCTATCAACGGTTACATTATGAAGTTAGAACATTTAAAAGATAAACTTGAAATTACAACATTAGTAAGTATTTTTATGGTCTCAATTATAGCAGTCTCAGGAGGATTTGCATGAAAGAAGTAAAAAAATATACAGAAGCAACTCCAGAAGAGATTCATGAATGGCAAAATGGTGGAGATTTCTTCATGACAGGTAATTTTGATGTAATAAAATTATTTGTAGTAGTACCTGCTGTAATACAGATAGTAATGTTTGGATTTATGTTAGGGGTGTTTGCATTTAATCATGTCTTATTTTAGAACAGTATTCAAACTTCTAATCGGTGCAGGTGAGCAAGAAGACCTGAGATTGACTATACTTGATATATTATTCATTTCAATTTGTTTAGGATTCTCATTCTTCGCAGTCGTTCTAATATTAATCTATTCCGCAAGTTTGCTCATATCATGAAACACTATATAATATATACAGTTTTATTCTGGTGTATATACGAGTACACAGTAGGAGATATCGAAAGAATGTCACGTGCCTTTATAAGAGATTATTCTATTACTAAGGCTATCACCCTGGTGACATAGTTATCTTATCATACAAAATTCAAATCCGAAAGAGGGTTTTATAAAAAAAAACTAATAATTCATTTTCAAAACCATCTTGTATATCCACTGGTTTTATAGTATATTAGATACATGACTAAGAAACAAAACGAACACTACGTTAACAACAAAGAGTTCACAGAAGCAGTCGCCGAGTATAATGAATCTGTTGTACTTGCCGAATCAAAAGGAGAACCAACTCCACAAATGTCCGATTACATAGGGGAGTGCATTTATAAGATTGCTACTCGTTTATCTACTCGACCAAATTTCATCAATTATACTTACAGAGACGAAATGATTTGCGATGCAATTGAAAACTGTATACAGTATATTGGTAACTTCAATAGAGAAAAGTCAAACAATGCTTTTGCATATGTGACTCAGATTTGTTATTATGCTTTCCTCAGAAGAATACAAAAAGAAAAGAAGCAGGTGTTTGTTAAACAAGAGATTCTAAAAGAAACAGGACTATCAGAAGCTGCTTTCGACACAATCGATGGTGATACTACTGGTATGACAAACACAAACATAGAATGGTTCCAAGACAATCTTAATCCAGTCAATTACGAACCAAGAACATCAAAAAAGAAAACAACAACTAAAACCAAAAAGAACTTAGAAAACTTTACTGAATGAAGATAGCAATCCTGAACGATACGCATTTAGGAGTTCGTGGTGATATGGTCGCAATGACCGAATACCAAGGACGATTCTATAATGAAATATTTTTTCCATACCTAGAAGAAAATGGTATCAAGCATATCATTCATCTAGGAGATTACTTTGACAGACGTAAGTATATAAACTTCGCAAGTCTAAAGGCAAACAAAGAACACTTTGTACAACCTATGATTGATAAAGGTATTACTATGGACTTGATTCTTGGTAATCATGACACGTATTTCAAATCAACAAACGATGTTAACTCACCAGATTTATTATTGTTTGAAGAGAACTTTAATATTGTAGAAGAGCCTGTCGTTAAGGAATATGATGGTTGCAATATAGCATTAGTGCCATGGATTAACAATGAGAACTATGCAGACAGTGTAGATTTTTTGCTCAGTGCAAATGCAAGTATATGTATGGGACACTTTGAAATTGAAGGTGCATTGATGTTCCCAGGTGCTGTATGTTCTCACGGTCTTGATATCAGTTATCTAAAAAGATTCGAACAAGTTTATAGTGGACATTTTCATAGTAAATCAGAAGTTAAGAATGTTAGATATCTAGGTTCACAAATGCAATTCACTTGGTCAGATTATGGTGATGAGAAGTATTTTCATATTTTTGATACAGAAGACTTATCAATGACACCTGTTCATAATCCATTGACAATGTTTGAAAAGATTATGTACGATGATACAGAAGAAACTTTTGAAACAATTACTAATAAAGATTATTCAAAGTATGAAGGCAAGTTTGTTAAACTGATTGTAGTTAACAAAGATAATCCATATTGGTTCGATGCGATGCTTGATAAGTTGCATAAAGTGAATCCATTACATTTATCTGTAGTTGATGATAACAAACACATGGACTTATTGACTGATGATGAAATTGAAGGTGTAGAAGATACACTTACTATATTACACAAATACGTTGAAAGTTTAGAAGTACAAGGTGATAAAAACCAACTATCCAGTTTGATAACTTCATTGTATAATGAAGCATTAGACGAACATAATTATTTATGATACATTTTAAGAAAGTAAGATGGAAGAATCTTCTATCTTCTGGCAATAAATTTACAACAATAGAACTCGATAGGTCATCTACAACATTGATATTAGGTGATAATGGTGCTGGTAAATCAACCCTACTTGATGCACTTTGTTTTGGTTTATATGGTAAAGGGTTTCGTAATCTAAAGAAAGACCTATTAATCAATAGTATTAATAATAAAGAGCTCTTAGTAGAGATTGAATTCACTATTGGTAAAAAAGAATACAAAGTTATTCGTGGTGCAAAACCAAATAAGTTTGAACTCTATGTAAACAATACATTGATTAATCAAGATGCAACGATGAAAGATTATCAAGACCATTTAGAGAAGAACATTCTTAAAATGAGTCACAGGTCTTTTACTCAGGTTGCAATTCTAGGTAGTGCGAACTTTACACCATTCATGCAGTTAAAGGCACGTGATAGAAGAAAACTCGTTGAAGACTTACTCGACATTTCAATCTTCTCAACAATGAAACTTATTCTTAGAAAGAAAGTATCAGACCACAATATCGAAGTCAAAGAAACAGAACACGAGATAGAAATACTTGAAGAGAGAATCAATGGACTAAATAGCCAGCTGAATGCATTACAAAAAAACCGTGACGAACAAATTCAAAAGTACGAATCTTCAATCGAAGAAACAGAAGCAAACATCAATTCTCTTTTACAACGAGTAGATGAAAAGACGCAAGATGTGGTGGAGAAAAAATCCCTTATCGAGGATAGCACTTCTCAGAAAGATAGATTACAACAAGCAAATGAACTGGAGAGAAAACTCTCAGATAATTATAAGAAAGCAATCAAAGATGTTGAGTTCTACGAATCAAACGAAGAGTGTCCGACTTGCAAACAAGGATTAGACGAAGAACACAAGAAGCAACACATACAAGAAAGACAATCAAAAGCAGATGAAATCAGGTCAGCACTTGGTGAAATTTCAAAACAGATTCAAGGTACTCAAAATCGTTTAGAAGAAATACGAGAGGTCCAAGATGCAATCGAAGAAGTTCAAAGAACAATAGGTTTATTGCAGACAGAGATTACATCTAATCAAAAGTACATCAAAAAAATTCAATCACAAATAGAAGAACTCAGCAAAGGTATTTCTGGTGGTGATGAAGTGAGTGATAAACTTACAGACTCAGAAGACACTTTAGATACACTACTTGCAAAGAAAAAAGACTTAGTAGACAGAACTCATTACTTTGATATAGCACAACTGTTACTCCGTGATGAGGGTATTAAATCTAGAATTATTAAACAGTACGTGCCTATTATGAACAAACTAATTAATAAGTATCTTGCAAGTTTAGAATTCTATGTTGGGTTTGAACTTGATGAAAACTTTGAGGAAACAATCAAGTCTAGATTCAGAGACGTATTCAAATATGAGAACTTCTCTCAAGGTGAAAAAATGAGAATTGACCTTGCACTTCTATTTACATGGAGAGCAGTTGCAAGAATGAAGAACTCAGTGAATACAAACTTACTAATTCTTGACGAAGTGTTTGACAGTTCATTAGACGAAGCAGGAACAGATGATTTCTTAAGACTTCTAAATACATTGTCAGAGAAAACAAATGCATTTATCATATCACATAAAGGAGACCAATTGTACGACAAATTTGAAGAGGTAATTAGGTTCGAGAAACATAAGAACTTCAGTCGAATTCAAGTATCATAAATAAAAATATGTACGAACTAATAGAAGAAGCATCAAACGTATTAAGAACTCCACCACCGGAGTTTGACTTTGAGAATCCTAAAGAAGACCCAAAGGAAATAGAAAAGAATCTTGCAGAAGCAATGGACAAATTTGGTGGTATAGGTTTATCTGCAAATCAAGTTGGATTACCTTATAGAGTATTTGTAATGAAAACAGCAGACAAAGGAACTGTTGCATTTTTCAATCCAAAAATTACTCGTGCATCACAAGAGACCGATTTAATGAAAGAGGGTTGCTTATCGTTTCCAGATTTATATCTTATGATAAAAAGGTCATCAGGCATAGAATTCGAATATCAAGATTCAGATGGAGAAAAGCACACACTTATTCTAGAAGGTATGGGTGCTAGAGTTGTACAACACGAATTAGACCATTTAAATGGTATAGTATTTTTACAAAGAGCATCAAGACTTAAAATAGAACGTGCCTTAAAGGCAAGACCCAAAGAAAAGAAACGTAGAGAAGAATATCAAAGGAGATTAGCAATTGCAAGATTCATTCAAGAACAACAATCTGCCAAGTCCAGTGATGATTCAGAATCTAGTGAGTCCACAGGAAGCACTGGACCTGATTCAGTTTCACAAGACTCATAAAAGTTTAGAGGGAGTAGGCGACGGTTCTGATTACACAGGTATCAGATTCATGCATATCCATACACAATGGGTAAGAGACCTTGTTTTCAGAATAATATATCAACTTGTTGGTGAAATACGACTAGTCTCTAATCAAATTGTTTATCCAGAAATGATAGCAATTAATGAATGGCCAATCGGTGGTGTTCAATCTCCTCATTTAGATACATACTCAAATCAAGAAATGAATCACGGAACTCAATCAAAGACACCTGCTAGAGAATGGACATGTATTCTATATCTTAATGATGACTTTACAGGTGGTGAAACTTACGTGCCTGATGGTGAAACATACAAACCTGAAGCATGTTCAGGTCTTCTTTTTCAAGGCATCTATATTCCACACGGTGTGAATAAAGTAAGAAGAAACTCACGCCACACTATTTCATTTTGGTTCAGACAAGACGAAATGAGACAAATGGTCCAACATCCGGTTTACGATTTAAACTTAGATGAAGACTCATATAGATTAAGCATGGGGAATTAGCTCAGTAGGGAGAGCGTCGGTTTTGCATACCGAAGGTCGCTGGTTCGATTCCAGTATTCTCCACAATTTGCCGGTATAGCTCAGTTGGTAGAGCAACTGATTTGTAATCAGTAGGTCCGGGATTCGAATTCTCGTGCCGGCACCATTTTCAAAGCTTGACAATAATATATTTCTTATGGTATACTAATCAGTATTGAAATTGCTCAACTTTATTTTTTCAAAACAAAAACTAAAGCTTGACAATGACCATTACTTTTTTATATACTATAAACATGACAAATATAAAGCAACAAAAATCTAATCTAGCAAAACTAATGGCAACTGAGAACATCACTGTTCTCCATAAGAAAATACCTACTGCGTATTTCGATGTCAAAAACAGAATACTAGCATGTCCTACTTTCAAAGACGATATTTCTCCAGAACTTTATGACCTATTCATGGGTCACGAAGTAGGACATGCATTACATACACCTTTCGAAGGTTTACATTCAACTCTTAAAGAAAACAAAACTCACAAGGGTTATTTGAATGTAGTTGAAGATGTAAGAATAGAAAGAAAAATCAAAGAGAAGTTCTCAGGTCTAAGAAAATCTTTTTACAAAGCATACAACGAACTGATGGAGAGAGACTTCTTTGGAATCAAAAACAGAAACCTACAAGAACTTTCATTGATTGACAAAATCAACCTTATTACTAAGTGTGGTTCAAGGGTTCAGATTTCTCTTACTGATGAAGAGCAAGTCTTCTTAGACATGGCAGAAGCATGTGAAACATGGGAAGATGTTGTAGAATGTGCAACTGCTATCTATGAATGGTCAAAAGAAAACGAAACAAGGGACGAGAGCGATACAGCAATCACTGATATATTTGAAGAAATTGAAGATGAAGATAGTGAAGAAGGTGAGGAGTCATTTGAAAACGATTACTCTGATTCAGATGAAGATTACGAAGACAATCTTCCTGACATCAACGGTGGTAATGACACATCTGCTGAAGAGAAAGATGAAGAAGGTGAAGAAGAGAACGGTGGTGATTCAGATGATGGTGAAGAAGATGAAGACATCAAAGATACTGGTGAGAAGAATCAGAAATCAGCAGGTAGATACGATGATGAAGACGGTGCTAGAGAATCACTAACAGAACATTATGCACACAACAACGAAGACAAGTACTTAGATGAAAATGCTTCAGTTAAAACTTTCCATGACTTATCAATACACGAAGACAAATTCAGTAAAGTTTTATACGGTTACAAAAACGTTCTTACAGATTGGAGAACACACATTGAGAAAGGTTTGAACTCTAACGAAAAAGATTCAAAATATTCAGACTATGCAAGTGCAGTGAGAGTTTCAAATTATGGTCCTAAGATAAGAAAATATATGACTGATAAAAACAAAAAGATTATCAATCACATGGCAAAAGAATTTGAAATGAGACAATCAGCATTAGCATCTAAGAAGGCACAAACTTCTAAGTCAGGTCAACTTGATATGAATAGACTTGCTAAGTATCAGATTGTTGACGATGTATTCAAAAGAGTTACTTACATGCCTGAAGGCAAGAATCATGGTGTTACAGTTCTTGTTGACTGGTCAGGTTCTATTGTAAATGAAGTCAAAGATATCCTAGAGCAAACATTCATTCTTGCAGAGTTCTGTAAAAAGGTGCAGATACCTTTCAGAATCTATTTGTTCTCCGATATGATTTCAAAATCAAATTACTATGATGATGATAATACTAATTCACTTTACGAAGACTTTGATGGTGCTTTAGTAGAGATACTTTCAAATGAAATGACTAATAGAGAATATCAAGAGGCAATGAATTACTTGTCTTACTTATACTTATCATATTGGTCACAAAAAGCACACTCATGGAGCAGAGAAACTCCAGATGCAAATACTATTTGTGATATTCTAAACATTGACCATGATGATATGTACACACTTGCAAACGGTTATGATTTTCCTTATCAGTACAGACTAGGTGGGACTCCATTGAATCAATGTGTCATTGCACTGAGAAAACTTTTACCTGAGTTCAACAAGAACTACAGCATTGAGAAGTCAATTCTTACAGTCATCACTGATGGTTACTCACACGGTGGTAACTTCATTTATGAAACTCAAAAAGAGAGAGAAGACTTAGCATCACAAAATGACGGTGACCAATATTGCTGGAGAACTAAGAGAGAAAGATTCTTACTTGACCCTTACACAAAAAGACCATTCAAACTAAACAATGGTTCAAATAGAGGTGATTGGGACACAACTGCAAACTTACTAGACTGGATTTCTCAGACTTGTGATGTCACTGTTACAGGTTACTTCATCTTTAGTAAGAAGAGAGAGTTTTCTTCATTTATTTACAATCAAGGATTTTACAATATAGTTGATGATAAAGATTGGACTGAGGTCAGAAAAACTGGTAAAGTTATCAACGTGAAAGGTTATAACAAATTATTCTTGACTGCATCAACAACATTGACAGTTCAAGGTGAAGACGGTTTGAGTGATGACTTAGTCGATGCTCAGAAAGGTAGAATTACTTCTGCCTTCAAAAGAAATCAGAAATCTAAAACAACATCTAGATTTCTAACAAATGAATTTATAAAGGAGATAGCATAATGGAAATAATTCAAACAATGAACGTAGACAAGTTCACAGAGGCGATGTATCAAATCGGTGAAGGACCTTGTGTAAAGTTTAATTGCGAAAGGCAACAAGAATGTGCCGAAGAGAAAGTTGAATGTAAAGCATTCAGGTATTGGGTCAACAATGATTCATACGAAACTAAAAGAAAGGGTAAGATGATATCAATTGATATCGACTTAGAGAGATTATTAAAACCAATAGAATAGGAGTAGATTATGATTGAGACAATTTTTTTAACAGTTCTAATAACAACGATGATTGTATTAACATATGTTGGAATGCACATGAACAAGCCAATGTTTTGGGAAGAAGGTGGTTTGATTGATAGACTGAAAGATAAATTAGGCTTGTAAATGAGCTTGACAATAACAGCTACTTTTTAGTATACTAGAAACTGATGAGATTAATTATAAAGGAGATTATATGACAGTAAGTAAATCAATCAATTTATCAAACGGTAGAAATTTTAGATTATCTGCCGATAGGGTTGAGTTTCTAAACGAACTCAAAGAAAAATATCCAAATCAAACTGTTTTCACAAAAGCAGATTTTGATTATATGCCTAGGTGGGTACAATCAAGAAGATACACATTTGCAGATGCAAGTAAAACGACTTTTGATTTATCACCTCTATTAAGTGTTGCTAATAATACTACCACTTCTAGAGCAATACCTACCCAGAATGTTTCTAAAAACATGCCTGTTGCAGCTCAAACCGAGTCAATCAACATTATCGAAGACAATGTGAAAATCATTCCTGAGAAAATGTCTAACTATGTGCCGTTTGGTCACTTCAAAGATGTAAAAGAGATTATCAAGTCTAAGATTTTCTTTCCAGTATTTGTGACTGGTCTTTCAGGTAATGGTAAAACATTAATGATTGAACAAGTATGTGCTACTCTAAAGAGAGAACTATTCAGAGTCAATGTCACTATTGAGACAGACGAAGATGATTTGATGGGTGGTCATACACTT